GCCATGTTTTTAGTTTTTTTAAGTTAATTTTTTGTTTTAATAAATTTAAGAATGAGGGAGGGAATTACACCCTCCCATTATTCATTCAATATATTAATAGTTCTTATGGATAGCGATGTCAGTTCCGATACCATATTGTGTACCAGCTGTGTATCTCATAATGATTCTGTAGTTTTGAGAACCATCCAAGTTAGCCATATCTAATACTCTTACTTCATTGTAGTCACTCAATAAACCTGTACCGAAGTATAAGTTTGATTTTTGTGCTGCTACTACTGCTGAAGCTGCAAGACCAGGACAATGTGCTAAGTCAATACCATTGAAGTTCATTGGTTTTGCACCTGCTGTCAATTTGTTATCAAAGCCATTAGCTCCGAATCCTGTTTGAGCACCTGCGTTTGTTACGCTTACTCCACTTAAAGCTTGTTGATAAGCCTTAACTACGTTTGTTGGAACGTAAATCATCACGTCCTCTTTTCCGTAAACAGTAATTGGAATAGCATCTACTACATTTTGTAATGCTGCCAATACGTTTGAAGAATTGATTGAACCTGATTGAGAAGAAGTTACAGGAGCGTTTACACCACCTGCTACTACTGATGAACTTAATGCGTTGTAGATACCACCGAATTGTCCGTTAGTTGCTGTTGTTCCTCTCCAAATTGATTCTTCAGTAGCTTGTGCTACTTTTCCACCTACATAAGAGATTAAGAAATCGTTGAAATCTTTTGGAATTTCATCGAATGCAGAATATCCTAATTGTAGTGCTTGCCAAGAATCTACGAATTCTTGCTTACATAATTCAAGGTTTACTTGAAGTTCTTTTGGTTCTAATATTCTCTCAGTAAGAGCTACAGTACCAGAAGTTGTGAAATTACATGATGCATCGTTTACGATTGAATCAACTGCAATTGATTGGATAACACTCTTAAACTTCACATTCGGCATGATTGTGATGTATTGGTTGTCCAATGTTTTAGCTGATAACAACGCCGCTGCAATGTACTTTCCTGCGAATTCACCAGCATAAGTTGTGGTAACTGCAGGTTGTGTGAAATTTTGTTGTTTTCTCATTTTTAAATGATTTTAAATTATTTTATTTATATAGTTTAGATAAGAATGTGTTTTGTGGGTTTGCCACTATACTATTCTTTCCTAGTTTTATATTTGGTTTTTGTGCATTTTCATCAATTGGTGCACCATCCAATTTAGGAAGTTCATCTTCATCTTCCTCATCAGGTTCTACAGCTGCCATCTTTTCATCAGCTTTATAACCAGGGTCTCCAGGTAAAGGTTTGGTTTTAACTTCATCAGCTTCTTCCATTTTCTCTTTATCCTTCATCATAGACTGCATCTTCTTTTCTAATTCTTCAATACGATAAGTCATTTCTTCTACATGCTTTTTCATTTCGTTATGCTTCTTCATATCTTCTGAAATAGGTTCAGCAGTTTCTTCAGTATCAACTTCCTCGTCATCACCCATGTCACCACCGGCTTCTGATTCCATTTTTTCTTCTTTTTCTACTAATTCAACATTCTCTCTTTCAGTAATTTTACCTTCAGCATCTACGATTATCTTAATTCTTTCTTCGTTTCCTTCAGTATCTCTTAAGATTAATTCATGTTCGCCTGCAGGTGCTGGAGATTTTCCATCTTCAGATACTACTTCAACCATCTCACCAACATCAAATGTAGGAGATTCTAAGATTGTTCCATCAGCAAGTTTTGCGTAAGCAAATAACACTTCCTCTTTTGTAAGAGATAAAGCTGTCATTATCTTTTTTAGTACTTGTGTTGCGTTCATATTATTTGTATTTTAGTTATTTAACAATTACATATTAATTTATAGTAATTTTTTTATTATATACCGGCATTCCATATATCGTTGATTTCATTTGCACTCAATACTCTATTATATAATAAAGTTCCTGCAATTGAACCTGTGAAGAAAGCATCTGGTCCGTAACCTGGCTCAGAGCCAGGTCCAGCAGTTGCGGTGTAGTAGCTACTTCCCACTAATAATAAGCTTCCGCTACCAGTTCCTAAATATACATCACCTTTGTTACCATTTCCTACTACTGTAGGCGGTTGCTGGCCAACAGCTCTATATAAATTTTGAGAACCTGATAATCCAGCATTTGTCATAGCAATCATAAAGAATTCATCAATATTTGTTTCTGTTACTGCAGATGGTACATCTCTTTGGTTTTGTTCAGTTGCTATTTGCCATGAATCAGTTGGTCCACCAAATTCTAATGCATCAAATTGAAGACCAACAGTTGGTGCACCACGCTCTGAACCTGATGATATTGAATAAGCTCCATCACTTCCAGTTCCAATAAGACTTCCTAGTTTCGCCCACACTACCATTGAGTATGCAGATAATGATGAAGTAGTATAAACAGAAACTACATTATTTGTACCATTAAAGTTAAAATATTGACTGGATGAATCCCAAGTTGGAAATGTACCTCCAAATGATGCTGACATATTGTGATTGTATCCACTTATATCATACCAAACAGAACCAGAGCCAGGATATGAAGCTGGATTACTTGCATCTAAATATTGTATTAATCCACCTGTTGGAATTGCTACACTATAATTGTGTGTAAGACTTGCACTAACATAAAATCTATAAAATTCAGATGCTAAAAATGAACTAGAAATAATACTTCCAGTAATACTTAAATTACTATTATATACTGCAGATGATGCACTAAAAGAAGCACTATAAAATTGATTTACTGCTAATGGGTCATAAGTAATACCGGCTACCGATATACTCATAGTTACTGAACCTGATTTAGGCCAATTACTACCAGTTAAACTTGCTGTTACTGGAACTTGGTCATCACTTGTAAAATTATTGTTGTTTGTAGTTGCTATAGCAATACAGTTACTACCAGCCGCATTTATACTCATAGTAGCATAGCTAGATGATACAAATGGTGGTATAGCTGGAAATCTATTTAAGTTAGTAACATAAGAATAATCCCAATAAATTTCAGGTCTTACATCCTCATTCTTCTTTTGTTGTTGAAGTGGTGAGTTTATATTAAGGTTGTAATTTAGCATTACTTATTTTATTTTATTATCTTAAAGCCACTACATTGTTTGCAGTAGATGATGCACTAACAGCAGTAATGATACCAGGTATAAATCCTGATGCTGATACTAATGATAATACTGAACCATCAAATGTTTTACAAACCAATGTTCCAGTGTTTCCAACATACACGCCACCAGCTACGAATCCAAATTGAGGATTTTGTGCTGATGCTGATGCAAATGCTGAACCAGATATTGGAGCTACTGCTACTCCACCTACGAATTGTGGGTTAGTGATATACGAATTTTGAGTTTCTAATTTCATATTATTTGTTTATTTTATTATTTAACAATTGTAAGTAACTTTTTATTGATTAGTTACAAATCTCCTATTCTAGCTTTGAAATATGTCAGATTTTGAAGTACTTCATAATCAGATAACTTTCTATTATATACTAAGTGAGATATAACACTACCAGATAAAGGTCTGATACCAGATATAGTACCAATAATCCAATATGATGTTTGTGTAACATTAAATGCTTCGCTTCCTAATATAGATTGTTGAACATTATCTACCCATACACTTATTCCAGAAAAATTTGCTGTACCATTTGTAGTTAAAGTAATTAACTGATATTCATTTAATGCAACTTCACAATTTGTTGCAACTGATGAAGATGCATCTGTTTCTATTCTTAGAAATTTTGTTCCACCAATTGAACCTGACATTTGTAATTGTAATCCTGGTCCACCACCTAAAGCAGCACCATACCAAAATAAGTTAGTAATACCAGTATCATTAACAGGTTTTACAAACATTTGAATTGTATATGGACCACTGCCTGTTAATTCATTTGGAGTTGTACCAAAATTTATATCAGCAACTGAACCAGTTAAATTAAATGTTTGAGGATATGTTGATGTATAAGTTGTTTGTGTTAATGAACCTGTATGTGTAGATGAACCAGTATATGGTATTACTGCTCTCCAATTAGCTGCAGATGCTGATATTGATGCATCATAGTAATAGCTTAAAGATGATGTTACTAATTTAGGTGGAGTATTTGTAAATTCACTCATTCTACTACTTCCTAACATCACATCGTTTATTAATGAGTTACCTATATAGACAGTTTGCATATTAATTTATTTTAAGCAGTTCTTGTAAATGTTCCTGATGATAAGAACGAGTGTACAGTATATGAGCCATCAGTAGTTATAGTTCCACCTGTTGCTGTCATTTCTGATGTTAAGTATCTTATTACTACTATACCACTACCTCCAGCTCCACCAGTTCTACTACCACCCCACGAACCTGCACCTCCACCACCTCCGGTGTTTGCAGTTCCTGCTACTCCATTACCTGTTGCTGAGTCTGGTGATGCAGCATCAAATCCACCATTACCACCACCACCTAAACCACCTGGTCCACCTGATGTTGTACCTCCTTTAGAACGGTTACCTCCACCACCACCTGCGTAGTAAACTAATGTTCCTCTAATAGCAGATTGTTTACCATCACCACCATTACCACCAACGTTTGTTGTACCAGATGCAGCTGTACCATTAGCAGAAGCTCCACCACCTCCACCCCCACTAAGAGTTTGTGGTGGGTCAGCATAGAAACCAGCTGAGCCTGAGAAACCCTGTTGAGGAGGTCCTATTGTACCTGCTCCAAATGTTGTCATAGCTGCTCCACCACCATGGTCACCAGCACCTCCACCTGAACCTCCATTTTGTCCTGTTGGATTACCTCCAATAGAAGCTCCACCGCCACCACCTCCTATTGCTACATAGGTTTGGTCAATTGATGAAGTAATTCCGTTTCCACCACCTTGGTTTGAACCTGCAGTTCCACCAGCTCCAACTTTAATTACATAAGATGTAATAGCTGATGCGAATGAACCTGAAAGTAAACCTCCGGCTCCACCGCCTCCGCCTCTTTCAGCACCACCTCCTCCACCTCCGGCTACTACAAGGTATTCAACTAATATATCAGCAGGGGCCTGTTGATATGGATTAATTCCAATTACTTTATTATCGTAGAATCCGATTACTTCAGTACTTCCTAAGAATATTCTATTTGATACTTCTGCCATAATTTATATTTTAGTAGAAATCATATCTATTTTTTGTTGCTTGATAATTTTGATTTATTTCAGATGGTGTAAGTACTCTATTGTAAATAAGTGCCAATCCCATCATTCCATCAAAATAATATATGTTACTACCACCCCATCCAATTCTTGCTAATTCATTATTTCCACTACCACCATAAGCATTACCATTTCCTTGTTGTATAAATCCATTATCAATATAAAATTGTTTTACAAATGGTGATGTATTATTATATGTCCAAGTTGTAAAATACCATCTTCCAGTTGCTGGAACAGGTGAACTTATAGTCATATCATTATTAAACATACCAAATATCCAAGTGTTACTTCTTACAATAAGGTGTAAACCATTATTGTTTGATGCTGTACCAGCTGATAATAAACATCTTTCAGATATGTTATCAAACTTATGCCAAAATTGACATGTCCAACTTCCTTGAAAGAATGTAGCTGGTAATGCTCCCATAGTTGCGTATTGACTAGTACCATTAAAATCCAACACACCATTAAATGAACCATTAT